CAGTAATAGCATTATTAGAATCTCTAATAATAGCTTTGAATTCTTTATCTGTTCCTTGACTTGCAATCAATCCAGCTGTTCCTGTAGCGGCAAGGTTTGTGTTTGTTCTTAGCGCTCCAGAGAGCTCAATGACACCTTCGGAAAGATAGAAAATAGCAGCAAGTGATCCTGTATTCGCAGATGTTGTAGAACCAGAATCAATGATAAAAAGACCAAAAGCTCCACCAGTAGAAAGGGATGCATCATGAGCAGAACCAATAATCCATCCAGCTTGTCCAGCTGCAGTTGCATCAGTATGTTCAGCACCTAGCAAACGAACAAAAGTCAAAGAATCACTATTTTTAAGATGCGCTTGAGCAGCAAAAGCACCATAAGTAGGAGCAAGATTATTTCCATCTCTCCAGATGTCGCCACCATTACTTCCAGCACTAGGATTTCCAAATATTTCAACAAATTCAGAAAATGAACCAACAGTAACTGGTCTAAGGGCTGGTCCTCTTTGTGTTCGCCCGATAACAACTGGTCCAATACCTCTTCTAACGCCAGGTAAGCGGGAATTATCTACCTCAGCGACTTGTATCCCTGGTGATACGAATTTAAACTTGCTTGCTCCGTTTGCCATTTTCCGATGTCTCCTTAAAAAGATTAAGTTTTTACCCAATCTAGGTCTATAATAAATAGTTATCTGTTTTAGTAAAGGAAGTCACGAATGCTTAAGGTCTAAATTTTCCATATCCTGGAAAAGTAGGTATTTCGCCAATAATTACCTTTTCTCTTGGAAACTTAACTTCTACTGCATTTTCTCTTACTGTAATATATGGTCCTTCTTCGTTATCACCTGAAGATATAATATATCCAAAAACTTTAATATCTATTTCTGTTTCAAACTTTCTAGCTTCATCCGAGAAATCCTCAATATTGTTGTTTTGTTTGAAATCTTGTTGAATGAATCCTTCATACTTGTGTCCATCTCTTATGAGCTTAATTTTGTGCACAGATCCTGGTCTAGAAATAAATGGATGTAATATTTCATTCATCTGTTGTTGAAATTCAGTTACTATTTTTATTTTATACATCACTTGCAAATATACAGGTTGAGGCATCGTATATGTCTCATATACAATCTTTGGATTCTTTTTTGTACTAGGAAAATTAATTTGTCCTACTGTTGACTTATTGCTGTCAGCATTAGCAAAATTTGCTGTTTTATCTTGTTTTATTCTTCTTGAAACAACAATAGATCCGCCCTTATAATCGTTAACTCTTGGAATATTGGCATAATATTTTCCCTTACTATCATTATTTTTTGAAACAGATTCTCGAGTAACGCTAATAATTGGGTAAAAAAGAGTTCCATTAGTATCTCTTTCGGTTGAATTATCTTTTGATTGTTTAAATCTTTCATTCCCCGACCAAACAACAGGAACTTTTTCCCATCCTTTTTGTGTTTGACAACTAACGTTCATTTTATCGTTAATAAAATCGTACATAGAAAAATCAATAGTTTCTAATGTAGATGGTAAAAGTTGTATTCGCTTTTCTTCTGCCATTTGTTATTCCTCTTTATAACTTGCGCCAAATAACATATCAGCAGCGTGTGGTAAAAATTTTTCAAGATCGATGTGTTGCCCAACCTTTTCTTTGATAGTTCTATGATTTGCCATTAATGTTTGCATTTCTGATTTGATTTTTTTCAATTCTCCCTTGTCCACATAAAATGCTTGATTAACTGTATCATTGCCAACTTCACAATCATCTTCCTTTGGAGGTGTTTTTGGATCACTAATTGGATCAAAATCTTTTGTCTTTGCTGGCAGTTTATTGTATACGCCTTGAGCAGATTTACTAGTGCCACTCCTATCTCCTGTAATAGGGCGAGGATAACTTGCAGTCGATATTATTTTGTACATTAAGATACCGTAACCTTTACCACGATAGATAGGATTGACTGCTGAGCGCTGAATTTGTTGCGTGTCCAAACATTGACCATAAATACTAGCAGAAGGGTGCATACTTCTAATCATTCCTATTGATATTCCTTTGTCGAACATAAACTTTAAGCGATCACCTGGGGTTGGTTCAAGTTCTATAATCTGCTCGATATTATCAAGCAATTTTTTGCCATCATAAAGAAAAAACAAGTTTTCGTTAGTTTTAGAGCCTTGTACAAACAAACACAATAATGCATCAGAAGATGCTTCGTTGAAGTAGTTTCGAAAGTTTTCAAATAGTTTTTTCACAATAACAACTCCTACTCCGCATCAAAAAGATTTCTTCTTGCCTTGACACATTTTGCTGATACTTCTACTTTGTGAATATTTTGCCCAAACAACTCTCGTGGCTCTGCCAAAGTCATTATCTCATAGAAGTCATTTCCATAAGCAATAAAATCGCCTTCTCTTGCAAATAAATCTTGATCTTCCGTCAATCTTCTTTTGTGAAAATGAACTGTAAGATTTGCCAAGTGATCAACACCATAATTGGTTGTTGTTGATGGATTGTCATCCCATTGAATCAATGCATATATGTGCACAGGAGGAAGAAATGTTTTCTTTACTGCTTCTCCGTATAATGGATGATAGTTTGTATGTTCAAGAGAAATAGGATAATATATTATTTGCTGTCCAGTAATACGTTCGATAATTTCATCATTTATTTCCTTAACAAAATCACGTTCTTTTTTGCCAACAAACATTGGCGGAGGAGGCGCATCCAATATGTCCCATTTATTTTCAGCCATCTTATCCTACCCACATTCCCTTTGGAATTCCTCGTTGTGTTCTGATGGCATTATCAACAATATTTGCTTCCGTCTCTGCTAATTTATCGTATGTTGTTGCTTCGAGTTGAAGTTTTAATTCTTCCTTTAGTTTCTCCATTTCAGCAATTGCTTGTTCTGCCAATACAGCATGATCCAACTGAATCGTCTCTCCTGGAATTGGAATACCACTTGATATCTTTCCACGAATATGGGAAAGCATTTCTTTCGCAACCGCAAGAGCATATCTGCGAATCCATTGTTTTCCCATACTATTGATATTTTCATAAGGAATATTTTCGAAAGGCAAAGAATTTAAGTTATTAACTCCACCAATGCCATTGTTTCCACCAATAACATTTCCACTAGAATCAGTTATTTCATCAATAGGACTAGATGTATCTATAGAAAATTCAAACCACATTTTTGTTCCAGTAAACCCAGTAGGCATTGGAAAAATCTTTAATTTATTATTCTTTATTTCATAAGAATAATGAGAAGTTCTTGTAAACAAATTTGTTTCATAGTTAATTGCTTGCAATTTATTTTGCCAAGCAGGAACAACATCAAATGTTGAATCGTCAGCATATTGTCCATATGAATTAAGGTTGCCAACAACAGTTAATCCACCATAATATCCAAAAAATCTCCATACTGCTGAAGGGGATTTATACCAAACACGATTTATTCTTATTTTCGCATTATTAGATGCATTCACAGCATCTGCGTAACCGACTCCACCAGAAGCGGCAGAAGAAGAGACAATAGATTGTAAATCATAATACTGCACCTGGTCAATAATATCAACAGAAGCAGTATAAAAAGGAATATTACCCCCAATACCAGTTTCGTAAGCAATTTCATCACCAACTCGTCTTGCATATGTAATCGAAAACCTCGGGAACTTAAGTGCAGCATTCGAACCACTTAAAGAAGAACCAGAGACAATATTTCCATCAGAATCAAACGAACCAGTTGTTGTTCCAAGAAAACTTGATAATGAACTTTTTGCCTGATAAAGATTTACAATTTTAGAGTATTCTAAAACAGAGTCTTCATACGCTGCATATATGTTCGTGTCCAACAATTCTATGTCTAATATATCCCCGCCTAGCATTTTATACGTGTAAGAAACCTGATCAACTGCACCAGTAATAAATGTTGGCGAATTGGCATAAACACCAATAGGTAAAGCAGATGCAACACGGTCATAAGAGCCTGTTGATGTTAGCGTTATTCGTGACGTTTGAGAACGTGGGTTAAAATCAGGTACTGCCATAAAGATAAATAGTTTTATCTATTTAACTTGGCATTATTTGGGTAGGATTATATCATTTCACATAACCTTATTGCCTTTGCGTATATTCTCAATCGCTTCTAGTGGACGTAAGTTTTCTAATGCCCAACACTTTTGGAAGTTTGGATGATCCATAGAGTCAAACGGCAATAGAGACTGAGGATGAATATGATCGATGTGCCAGTAGGTTCCGTGATTTTCCCAAGACATGTTGGAGTCGAATTGGGATTCGAGATGTTCGCGAAGTTGTTGGGGAGTGTAGGGCAGTTTGGACCAAGTTGCAGAGTTCTTGGCAGATCCTTGGAGTTTGAGTGCTTTGCGTACGGACTTGGATATTCGTTCTCGTAATTTAAATACGGGATCGATTGTTCGGCGGAGATTTAAATACTGTTTTCTTCGTTCTTTGTATTTATCACCTAAGCGATATCGCTTTTCTAATTCATTAACGTATTTTTTGTTATTCGAACGATATTGTCTTGCTTGTTCGTTTATTCGTTTTTTATTGTCCATTTTCCATCGTCTTACTCGCTCTTTTATTTGTTCTTTATTGCTTAAATAATATTGCTTTGCTCGTTCTTTGTTGTTTTCATAATATTGTTTAGAATATTGTCTTGCTTGTTTGTTTCTTCGTTCTTTATTATCTAAATAATATTGCTTTGCTCGCTCTTTGTTATTCGAACGATATTGTTTTGTTTGTTCGCTTCTTCGTTCTTTATTGTCTAAATAATACTGCTTGCTACAATCTTTGCAAACACATCTTAATCCACTTTTTATTGTCTTATCTTTATTAAAGCAAACGACATTTTTCTCAACCCCACATTTACTGCACTTCTTCGTATCCATCTTCTACGCTACCTTGTTGCTTTTGCTTCTATTGTCTTTTATCGTCAATGGTTGCAAGTTATTTAATGCCCAACACTTCTGGAAGTTGTCGTCATCTGTTGTTGAGTATGGTAGCAGTGATTGCGGATGTATGTGATCAACTTCCCAAGTTTTCCCATAGTTTGTCCACGACATATGTGGAGTAAACTGGGATTCGAGGTGATTTTTGAGTTGTTGTGGTGTGTAGGGCAGTTTGGACCAAGTTGGATGAGTTTTCGTAGCATTTTGTGATTTTAGAGCACGATTAATATCACGCGATACATTACAGCGTAGACGATATGCTGGGTCTTCTCGTCTTCTTTTGCGTTGTTGAAGGCGTTTAAACGTGCGGCAGTGTTCTTTGTTATTATCACGCCATTTCTTGTCCATCTCTGCTTTTCTTTCTTTATTTTTATTTATCCATTTACGATAATATGTTGGCATGTATTCTGGATTGTCTTGTCTCCATTGTTTTGCCTTTGCGAGATGAGATTCTTTATTATTATCATACCAAGCGCGTTTTGATTCTTTGTCTATTTGTGGATTTTTTTGTAACCGTTCGCGTTGTTTTTTTAATTCTTCATCTTTGTGTTCGAGATAATGTTTTTTGCGTCGTTTTGATTCACATTCTTTGCAAATGTATCCAACACCATCCTTAGATGTTTTATTTATAAAAAACATTGATAGTTCTTTTTCTTCGGCGCATTTATTACACCTTTTCATACTTGACATTTTACTACGACTGTGATAAAAAGTCAACTCTTAAATAAAAAAGAGAGCACCCCGTTTCCAGGATGCTCTCTCTTAGTTTTCTTTACTTACTTGGATTATCCAGCAAGATCTTGAACGATCACGAGAGCATAAAAGTCAGGTCTCACCATCTTTCTACCGAATCTCGTCATTACTATCTTCCGGGGGACCCCATCTTCTTGTCCAAACATTGTTGGAGTAACTTGAAGAGGTACGTAAGGAGCAAATGTATATCCGCTCTCAAGGAACGAAGAACCTTTGCGACCTACTAGAATCACGTTACGAGTAAAGTATGGGTCAACAAAGATGTCCCATTTCTTATTAATCGCACCGATCTTCACGGTACCACCTTCTCCACGATCTTCATCGTGAGTTACGCTAGCACGGAAACCTTGTGTCATTTCCATGATGTTTGCAACTTCAGGTCCGCAGACGATGAAGTTAGCACCACCACGCAATGTCTTGCGATGGATTTGTGCAGATGCATCATTGATTGTTTCAAGCAATGTTTCATACCATTCTGATTGGTTACCTGTAAAATCTGAACCAAGAACGCTTTCGTTTGATGAGTTAACTGTCAATTTTCCAGTATAACGATCAACATACTTGCCAACTCTACGACTCCAGTAACAAACTGTTCCAGTTGCACCCTTCACCAAATCTTCAAGGATTTCTTGATCGATTTCGAGAGCGATGTGTTCTGACAACATGCTTGTCAACTCAACTTCAGCATCCAAATTTTGGTATGCTTGAATGTCTTGTTGAAGTTCTGGTGTCCATTTTGCCTTTAATTTCTTTGTCTCTGCTTCAATTGGAGCAGTGCTTACATTGATATCAATTTCAGGAATATTGGCAACTGCTTCCAATCCCCATGTTGATGTTCCAACAATAGAACCAAGTGAGGTTCCAGCTGTACGAGCATCAGTAATTGGGAACGTTGTTGTCAATGCTCCAAGCGATCCAGATGCAAGAACAAACGTTGATTCTGATGCTGTTGCAACAGTAACAAAGATAAGGTTATTTGCATTCAATGGATCGATTCTTGTCAAACGACGTTGAACACGTCCTTGTCCGACTGTAGGCGTAATTGCAACAAGGTTTCGCAAATCAAGGCTTGTGAAAGACGAGATTGGCGCTGTTTGCACGCATGCGACAGTTCCAGAAGCAATATCAATATCCCACTGAACCAATTGGTCTCTGAGGGCAATATACGCTGCTGTTCCAGTCCATGTATTTGCTGCATTAGGATCTGCACCAACTGTACCAGATGCTACGTTTGTATACGTAACTGATACTGAACCTGTTGGAGAAGAGTAACCGCTTGAAAGATTATAGAATCCCTTTTCAATGTTTGCTCCTGTAAGCGAAACACCACCAGTGATTGCGCTACCAACAACGCCACCACCATACACTGAATCCGCTGCTGTTCCGCCCAAACGGGTACGGTCACTTTGGAAATCAAGGAAGAAAATAAGTCCTGTTGGAAGACTCATTGGTTGAACCGAAACCAGTTCATTTGCAATCAATCCACCGAACACACGACGAACAAGTGGGAATGCAACGGAAGCAAAACCTTCCACATCTCCACCAGCCATTGTGCTAGACTCGCGCAACAGTTCTTTCGCTTGATTCTCAAGCAGAACTGCCAAATTGTTTACTGTTTGTTGGGTCTTAAGACCTTCTAAAAGACCGGTCTTTGCCCACTTCTTTACAAGAGCGGCACCTTCTTTCTGCTTATTTGCAGTGACCATGCCCTCCGTTAATTTACTTAATACACTCATTATAATGTCTCCTTTTGTTATTTTATAATACCAGCTAATTTTTGCATTCGATCCAAATTTGAATCGTTGCTTTCAGTTGCTTCTCTAGGTCTAAATGAAAGTCCTTTATTTTTGTTTATTGCTTCATTCAATGTTTTTGGGAGAGGATTAGTCTCTTGTTTTGAATTGAATGTTTTAGTCAATGTTTCAAAAATAACTTTCGCTTCATTAACAGAACCAACCTTCGAAATAGCTTCGACAATTTTCATTTTTTGTCGCTCATTCAAGGAGACGCTTTCTAAGGCGCGATTTTTATACGCTAATTTTGCATTTTGAAGATTGAGTTGTTCGTTCTTCTTGGATGCATCCAATGCAACACCCTTAACCTTATTATTTAAAAGGATAAGGGATTTTACTTGCTGATCGAGTTTTTTATTGTGCTCATTGAGTCTTTCTATTGCTTTTTTAAGTGCTTCATTTTCTTCTGCAACTTTTGTATCTTGAGCACGTGCCAATTCAATTTGTGCTGATTCGAGTCTTTCTGCACTTGTTGCATGTCCTGCATGTCCATGAGGTACAGGGACAGCATCTACTTCTAACATTTCCAGTAATGAGAGGAAATCATTTTCTGAAAGTTCTTCATTTTCTTCAGCTGACTCTTCATTCTCATATATTGATGCTGGTGGGGCAGAAGCTGCAGGGTTTTCTTCTTGTGCAGCACTCATTCCACCTAGTTGTTCTAATTGAGTTAACAAATTTTCTAGTTCTTGTTTTTCTGCATCATCTGCCATTTTTGTCGAAAGCTCTTGTAATTGAGAAATTGCTTGCTCCAGCAAATCCGATGGCACTGTTTTTCCAGCAAGTGCCAAAGAACCTACTTTATAAACTGGGTCACCCATTGACATATGGTACATATGAAGTTCTGAACCTAAGCTAGATGGAACTTGGACTCCCTCTGCAGCTTCTTCCATAAACATGCCATCTTCTTGTGGCGATAGTTCACCAGTTTGTCCTGGTAGATCAGATTCTTCACCTGCATTGCTTAATTTAGACAATTCATCAAAATCAATTTCAATTTCTTCATCATCTTCTGGGCATGAGCACAGTTTTTCTCCATCGGTTGCCGCTAATGGCAATTCTGCTGCAAAAGGATCTTCAGCTGCAGGCATGCCACTTTCTTCGCTGCCAAGGTCAACGGATAAGTCATCCTGCTCTAGAAATGATTCTAGAGCTTCTTTAATCTGTGGTGCATATTTTTCTAACACCATTTGTTCGGCATTTTTCAATGCAGCTTCCTTAAGGGCTGCTGCATCTATAACTGCTTGGTCTAGCATCGTCATTTTTTTAAATCTCCTAGGACAAAAACGTGTAGTTTCTCAATAAATAAATAGTATGTGTCATTTGGAAAGGAAAAAAGTTAAGGTGTAACTTTTCTAAAACACATTTCATTTGTATCAAATGAAAATTTTTCTTGACCTTCCGGATCGATACCATGAGCAACTGCCATTTCATTCATTTTATCCATAAACTCAGTACGTTGTTTGTGAAATTGTTCTACCAAGCCTTGACTTTCTGCATTTAAATGCGCTTTTTGTAGTTCTATATCTCCAAGTCTTGCTTTAGTCATTACCATCAATCGATCAATTTCTCCAAGTTGGGAAATTTCTTCTTCAGTTAAAAACATCTTGTCTTCTGTATCTTCTTTTGTCATAAAATCCTCTTTATTTTATTATTTGCATAACTGCAAATTTATTGTATCATTTATTTTTTATTTATTAAGCAGAACTTGACACAGATTGATACTCGAATGTTGATGCCCAGTTCATTGTTGCTGTAGAAATGCCAGTAACAGTAAGAATAACACTATTTGAGCTTGCCGAAAATGAACAAGATATCGGAGAAGTCGTTATTTCGTTTGCAACAACTTGTCTTATTCCAGTAACAGTTGCTGCAGCACCTGCATTTCTATATGCCGTTGCTTGAATATTAAATACTCCTCTCTCCACATTTAAAGTATCCCATCCAATAACTTTTGCCGTCAACATATATAATGTTGCTGGCTGCAATGCTAATGTTTCTATTGTTGCTGGCGTTGCTGCTGTATTTGTTTGTTTGGCATTTGTTCTTACAACTCTTTCTGAGTATGGAAAAGCATTATGAGACTTAAGTATCATGGAACCAGTGCCATCAATAGAAAATCTTGCTTGATATTGGTTTAGTGACGAACCAGCAGCACCAGTTAAAGAAGTTTGTACTATAAAACTTCCACCAGCACCAGTTCCAGTTCCTGCACCGGGAGCAATAATAAAATTTGAACCAGTTATATTCGCACCAGAAGCATTGCTTGTTCTATGTCTTACTGGGTTTGATAACGAACTTGTAACATCTCCACCAACATAAAAATCAGCAATAACTGCCGCGTCAGAACCCATAACTAATTGATTCGTTGTTGTTGTGGATGCAACATATCCAAATGCCATAGAACTAGAATGAGCAACAGTATTTCTAGCGCCGATTGCTACTCCATTATCAGCTGTTACTGAAGCTTGTGTTCCAACTGCTACTGAGCCTGTTGCTGACGCAAACGATTTTGCTCCAATTGCGACAGCTGGTCTAAAAGTTGCACGCGCATAATATCCAAGAGATACTGCATCTGTGGCAGATGATGTGCTAACATATCCAATGGCAGTACTATTGGTGCTATTTGCTGAAGCATTGGGTCCAACAGCTGTCCCGCCTACTTGGTAAGCTGCAGCATTCGCGCCAAGTCCAACTGCTAGCGATGCACCATATGCTTTCGATCCATATGCTGCACCAGCAGATGATGCAAATGAGTTAACTCCAACAGTAGTTGTCGAAGTACCAGTTGCTATAGCAGACGAACCGATAGAAATGCTGCTATTATTGGCAGTAGAAGCATTAATTCCAATAGCTATTGACGAATCACCAGAACAAGTAGCCGTTTTGCCAATAGCTATACCGAACGCAGAAAGTGCACTAGAACCAGAACCAACAGCAATGGATGCTGTATTGCTAGAAAGATTATTTTGTCCTATTGAAATGGCTGAATCACCGTAGGCTGCACTATTCCTTCCTATAGATGTACTATTTGTGTTACCTCCAGCAGCAAAACCAATACAAATAGCAAATGAACTGCTGTTAATAATATTATTTCCTATTGTTATCGAGCCGCTAGCAGAACCAATAGTATTTCTTCCCATTATCAATACATCGCCTGCTGATGCTGTTGCTAATGAGCCTATCACAATATTGTTTATAGAAGTTGCAACTACTTGTGTTCCTATACCTATTGATCCTGCTATCGATACAGCAGAACCAGAACCAATAGAAATTGGATCAGCAATATTTGTTAGTCCATAAACCAATGGACTTGGATAAGAACCTGTTAAATCTCCACTCGCTGCGCCTGTTGCTGTTGCAGAACTTGTTACTTGTATCTCTATTTCATCATTTACTACATCTTCTGTAGCATTAATTGTTATTCCATTGCCAGAAATAAAATTGAATCTTGGTCTAGAACCAATATTTGCACCAGAGTTAACTCTGACTGTTGTTTTTTGTGGATCTGCCAATTCTCCTAGAAGATTCGTAACAACCATTTCATCAAAACCACCATCTTGATGTTGTACGGAATGTGTAAGTGGTGCAGCACTACTAGATAATGTTATATCTGTAGCACTAGATGATATCGATAATGGACCTTGTACTGAAATACTTTTAAATTGTAAGTCGACTAATGATTTTTGTGCAAATATTCCTGTTCCTGATCCTAAATTGGAAGCAGTGTTTGCTTCTCCAACTCCTCCACCAATAATAATGCCAGAGATAAGAACATTTCCAGAAACAGTTAAATCTCCAGATAAAGTTACACTACCGCTTGCAAAACTTGGGCTTGGTCTAAATCTGGAACCTGCAAAACTCATTATTTATTTTCCTTTTTAAGGTACACGTATACCTTGACAACTAAAATAACTAGTTGTCGCAAATAATAAAAAGAGCATTTTTCTAAACTGTTAAACCAGAACCTGTAAGAGGAATCATTTCTACTGGAGAGATATTTGTAAGCTCTGCAAACAATTCGTATTCTCCATTAGAACCAGAGTCAGCTAATGAAATGTAAATTTCTTTTGATTTTACAGAAAGCGTAATTGAATCTCGTGCCTCTGAAAGAGTAATATAATGATGTCCGCCTATAACATTGCCATCAGCAATAGAATTAAAATGAATTCTAATATCAGTAGTACTACGAGATACTACAGTAATTGCTCTAGTGACAAGAGGAAAAGAAACTTTTACTTGTGCATTATTTGTGGCAAAACTAGAAGACAATATTGTCGAACCAGTGACAAAAGGAATTCCAGAAGAAAGGTATGAATTAGTATTCCATAGACCCGCTCTTGGAGATTGAAGTTGAAATTGTGTTGGTAATGCCATAATAATTCTTTTCCTTCTCTATAAGTAGTACTATTCGTCGCTTTCCATAGACAATCTTTCTTTGTCTCGTAATTTTTTCAAAACTAATTTACTTTTAAAAAACGATTCTCTTCTTTTTGTTGTAGGTTTTTTGAAGAATGAACGTTCATAAACTTCTTCTAATAGTTTTTCTTTTTTCAATTTTTTCATATGTCTTTTTATCAAACTTTCGGAATTTTCGTCTTTTCTCAGTTTCACAGTAAAATTGCCATTTTCATAAGTGTTTTCTGTTTTTGAAAATGTTCTATTGTTATTTCTTCTCTTGTATTGCATATTATCCTTTTTTGGGTCTTACTGCCCAAGCTCGATTAGAAGAAACTGCATTAAAAATGCTGTCAATATTAATGCCAGGATCTTCTGGATCCATTCCGCTACCAGGAGTTCTTGTTGCTTGTGCTTCAGTTAGAGGAGTAACTCCTTCAAACGCATCAAAGCCTGTTATTTTTGCTAATCTTTTTTGTGTTTCTATTTGTTTTTCTTCTGCTGCTTTGCGCATAGAAGCACGATGTGCTGTTTTTTCAGATTCATTAATAACTGATGTCATATTTTTATTTCCCACATAAAAAAGTGGTTCTTCTTTAGTTTGCTTTACCTCATTAATAACGGTACGAGAATTTGCAAGTCCATTTGCAACTTCAGTAATAATTGTAGATAATACTCCCGATTCCAAAATGCATTCTCTAACGCATTCTTTTATCAATGGTTTTAGTATTGCTCTCATTTCATCTTTATTCATTATTCTTTCCTTAAGATATCATTTAATAAGCGATAAATGCGATCTGGTTTTTCTAATTGGATACGATTTCTATTTTCCATTAAATGCATAAATGCTCCACCAACTGAAGGTTCCGATACAACATCAAAACATACAAGTTGATAATTTTCTACGAGGGAGCCTTCACGTGATTCTCTAACATCACCCAAACCACGTGATGATAAGCCGATGGCGACACCATCATTAACAAGAGAGCGAAGTTGACGTCCAGGTTCCCCAGAAAGTACTTTGAGCTTTACCATTACCTCTTTTCCTTCCCACCAAATATCAGTTACAAGATGACTTGCATTTTTAAGATTGATGACTGTTTCTTCGGGATGATCTAATTCGCCTAAAGCACGTCCTTCTCGAACAATTTTTTTATAATTTTCTACTTCTGGTGCCAAAACTCTGTGAGGATAAATTCTTCCATTACCATTTTTGGCATCTGCTCTTTGCGCAACTCCAGTGAGGTACATGGCACCATTTTTAACTTCTATTTTTTCACCTTCGGTTAGGTAATCTTGACAGACTCCACCTTCACAAAGCTTAAAATATTCTCTTAAAACATATTTACCAGTCATCTTTTTTACCTTCTCTTATTGTCTTGTTCGCCCTTTCCCGTAAGAAAGGGCTAAATTTGAGATCCTTTGCAACATCTTCGCACTGGTTGCAGCATCCACTTTTTAATTTCTATTGTTTCTCTCATATTTTATTCCCTCATCTCCAAAAATCGAACACAACACATAAGAAGTTCCGCTTGATAAACACGCCAATAAGAATGCTGTCACAAAACTTCTATCATATGTAAATAGTGTAGTATATTTAGAAAAATACCAAACAATCCACCCAACATGAAAACCTGTGCACATCGAACAATGAAAAAAATAATGTTTTGGACGAATGCATTCTAATATTTTAGCAGATACGAGTATTTGAGTTAAACCAAAACAGGACAATATATAATATATTAAACTCATTTAATTCTCACCTTATTCTATATGTTTCCATGTTTTTCTTTTTACAATTCTTTCAATAGTACTAAAATTTACATTAAATTTGATTGATAAATCTCTAATAGAAAAAGAATCACTATATAACTCTCTTATGTTTTTCACTATTTCAATGTTCAATTTTACTTTTGGATTTTTAGTCCCACAAAAAGAACCATTTTTCTTGTGATACAAAGAAAGTTTTTCTTTTAATTCATCACTTCTTAGTTTTCCAATTTTTGAAGCACTTATTTTTTGTCTTGTTTCCAAAGAATGATGTGTTCCAAACTTAGGGTGGTTTTTGCCGGTATTTAATATACTTAATTTTTTTCTAGTTTCATCACTAGATTTACATCCCAGTCTGCTTGTTGAAAATTTACAAATATTATATTCAGGTTTTAATTTATCTAAATAAAATTGTTCTAATTCTAACAATTTATCATTTTCACATTCTTCAATAATTTCAAAATCAAAACATTCTTTTCCATATTTATTCCAAGCATTCTGCAAATATCTTGAATGATGTTTATTGCTTTTTAAACGTTTAAGGTGTTCTTTTCTTCTATATTCTAGATTTGAAGAACTTCCAATATAGAAATGTCCATTTTTATTATTAATAATTTTATATATGCCTGATATCACAATTAATATATTCCATTAACATAGTATCTACGAGACTTATACATATCCATGTATTTTGGCATCGCCCCTTTTCTTGCTGCTTGCGGAACTTCACCCAATTCAGTACTATCGTCAACATCTGGATCTGTCAGTCTTTCTTCAAATTCATCCTCCAAATATTGTTCCATTTCCATATGTGGACGTTCTTCTTCCATGAATTTCGAAATACCGAAGACAACTAATTGTACTGGATTTAATCCTTCCGTCGGTTCTGGGTATTCTGCTTCCAGACTACCAAACACATTGCCTGCTTTTACACTATCTCTAGTGATAAGACCTTTTGTCGATAAATAATTAAAAAGCCTATCTTGTACGGAATAAACACTATCTTGAAAACTTTTTTTTGCAAATGCTATTATTTTGTTTTTGTCAGGAACAACAACAATGTCAATTTCATTATGATCCATAATCATAATTTGACCATCAATAGATTTTCTGATATTTAGAGAAACTTTTGGTGTTTCGTCAGTAGGTGCAGAAGATCCTATTTTAACGTGTATCGTCATTTGTTTTAATCTCTCTAATCAGATTTTGTATTTTTATTATTTGCGATATCATTTTATCATCAATTTCTTGTTTAGAGAAATTTTCCAATAAAGAGTGCACTTCTGACGTCATTGAGCGCATTTCATTATCGGATGCTATTTCTTTAGTCTTCATGCAATTAGATATCTCATTCTTAAGTCTACCTAGCTCTTCATTCAAAAATACTTTCATCGAAAGTCCATTATCGCTAAATGACGTAATATATTTTGACAACAATGATTTTTGTTCTTCATGAAGTTCCCTATATTGTTCGTTAAATTTTCCAATAAAACTTTTAAGTACTAAATTATCGATTGGCACCATTTTTTGCGATTCATTCAATGTTCGAACATTAGACATTTTTTCAACAACTTCATTTTCCAAAATAACACGAGATTTTACTGACATATCAACATTGAATATTTGCGATAATGATGCAAGATTTTTATAATTTGGAACGAAATTGGTAAAAACTTGTTCACCCAGATTCTTTTTTATAGCAAAAAATAAATTACTTTGTGCAAAACTCAATCTTTGTCTAGACAAACGACTATATTGTTTTTTAGTTTCTTGCAAGATTTTTTCTGCCGTTAACGGATCGACACTATCTGTCTGATATAATCCCTTATAAAGTTTTAGCTCTTCATAAAGAATAGTGCCTTTTCTAAAGTGCTCTTTCAATAAGGAAGTTATCGATTTTTTAAGAACATCATTTTTACTAACAACTGCTTTTGTAAGTTCTAAAACAAGAGCTTCATATAAAAAAGCAGTATTTCGTCTTTTATTATGTTTATGTTTAATCATTCGATTCGTTTTCCTTATTTTTTATTTTTCTAATTTTTTCTTTCCAAGAAGCATCATCTTCTAAAGCTTTGACAAGATTCCTTATTTGTCTATCGTTTTCCATAATTTGCCTTTCTTCTTGTCTGTCTTCTCCAAGATATTTCGCAGATGCTTCTCTATCGATTTGTTCTTGAATGCTTTGTTTATAATTAGATTCGAATTTCTCAAATATTCCTTTTGATAAAGAACGAAGTTCAGAACTTCCTTTAAAAACATTTCTTGGCGTATTTTTTCCAGTCTCTGTTGAAGCCAATCCAAGCATATTGCGCTTACGAGCACCGGATGGACGCTTATCAACTCTTTCTGGGTGGTATACTTTCCCATTCGATCCAGGAGTCACGTGTCCTCTTAATTTCGCACCTGGTGCCATTGAACCAAAATCATGTCTTTTGCCTGGTGGGATTTCTGGCTCTTTTCCAGGAGCCGCTAAAAGAGTTTCTTCTTCTCCGGTATCTTCTGTGCCAGTATCCCCTAAGTCGCCGCCCAGGTCACCACCTAAATCACCACCTCCCTCAGCAGCTGCTTCAGCGGCAGTAGCAATCGATTCAAGATCAGAAGCAAGTTCGGCATCAAAATACATTTCTCTTGTATTACGAAGAAACTCTTCATTAGAAATATTGAGAATATTTTCCGACACCCATCGGCGACTAAAATATCCTTCTGTAGCACTTGCAGCAACTTCGAATTTTGTTTTCCAATGTTCAAGCTCTTGCAATTCAGCAATTTTCGAAGGATTATTTAGCGCAAGCTTAAATGTAAGAACATCCTTGCCTCTATATCCAAGAACATATAAATGAATTTGTGCAATCTTTTCTAACTCAGAAACAACACTTCTTTGCAATCTCTGTATTGTTCTTGCAAAACGAATATCTTTTTGCGAAAGAGTTGTTTTATCTTCTGTTGCGCCTTCAGTTCCAATAAGATATGAAGATGGAATTTTTAAACCAGATATTAGTTTATCTCGAAGATATTTTACATCATCGATATCGCCAGTATATGTTCCTCCTGGCAGTGTCTCAATCCTTGTGCCGGATTGACCACCAACAACAGGAATATAATAATCTTCATCAACTGACATTGGATTATATCGAAGGTCAACTTGACCCGAATCTGGATCAATAATTTGATTTCTCTTAGCGTCGGTAACAATTTTTTGCATATATTGTTCAACATCTTTTTCATTAATACCACCAACGTCGACGTAAAATACTCTTCGTTCGGGTGAGCGAACAATTCTATACGCCATCATAGCATCTTCTTGAAGTTGCAATTGTCTCCAAATTCTTCTAACAGAGTCTAATACCGATGTGCCATATGGTGCAAATTTATCTTGTCCTAGAACGCGAAAATGTGCCACTTGCCAATTTTCAAATGTCATTCCTCCAGTATTCCACTGAAATTGGACATAACTAGGATTAGTTTTATCTTCGCCTTCTAGTCGCTCAATCTCCATAATAGGAAGTCCGATGAAATTTGTTATTCCCATTGTTTCATCGATGTCAAGATACATGAAGTAATCTCCATGCTGACACATAGACCGGCACCATCCAAAAATGTTATATTCTATATTCAATACGTTATAGAATAAATTTTCCAATACACCTTTTATTTCTTCATTTGGACATTGAATATTGAGTAATTTTTGCAAAGGAGAAGAAGTTGTCATCTCATCAGCATATATGTCCAATGCTGATGCGATCTCCGGAGTGTATGTCATTTGTTCAAAATCAATATATCGCTCTGCTCTATTGACATTAGATTTCGAGTTAGAATAAATGTGCGTCAATGGAGAAGACGCTATTTTTCTAAATGGCTGTCCTGAAGCTGATTTAAATTTATATTTATCAAGCTGCAATCTTTTAAGTTGACGCGGATTCTGTCTTTGATAATTGGATATAGGACCGGAGAGAAGTCTCGTTAGTCCTCTAAACAATAAATTTTCAGAATTGTTTGGATTATTTCTATTATTTCGTCTAGCCATTTTTTATCCTTTATAAATACCCATCCATCTTCGTTTTTCATCTGAAATAACTGGCTTGAATGAAGTATTCCTTACATTATACCCTATTTGACCAGGCATTCTTGAATTAAAATGTGTTCTTGTAACTATCATGGACTTCAATAAGCTCTTTTTATATTCTAGTCCTCTTATTCCTTCTTTTAAAGCAGTATCTCTGAGCCAACAAGCAATTGCCAATGGAATTATCAAATCATCATTATGTCCATCTTGAGCTTCCGCTTTTCCATTACGATAAATAAATGTCGTAAGTTCAGAATATGTTCTTTCTGAATTAACAATTATCATTGATGTGCGCAAATATTCTTCTAATTTGTTTATAATCCATGGGCGCGTTTTTGATGAAGTTGTAAATCCAGGAACAACATTATCTTTACCAGCAATCATATGTTGCGGAACATATTCGTGAGTTCCTTTTTCGGAAAAGAAAACATTTGGATATCCCATTTCAACTATTTTTTTAGCAACTTCATATCCAAGAATATTGTTTTCAATAACAACCAAAGCATTTCCATATTCAATTCCAATATCATATGTTATTTTTGCAAATATTTCGTATTCTAATTTTCCCTTAAATTCTGCAACTTGCTCCAATGTCTCTAGATTGATAACATGAAATGTAGAAAAGTCATTTCCATCACCACGTGAAACGTCAGCAGTCACAAGATAAGTATATGAATTATTGTATTTTTCCCAAATCCAAATATTTGCATTAGGACCACATTTAATGATTGGATTCTTTAAATTTTTAAATATTCTTTCCAGAGCAGAAGGCTCAATGACAGTTTCTCCAGAAGCCAAAAATGAACATTCATATTCTTGAGCAAATTGTCTTTCAGAATATTTTTTTCTTTCTTCAATTTCCCATTTTTTATCTCTCTCTGGATGTACGTACCACATCAATGTAGTTAAATGAAATTCATTATCACCAGTTTCTGCTTTTTTGCATTTATTGTAGAACCAATTTCCAATTCCTTTTGGAGTAGAAATAGCTATGCATCTTCCTCCACCTGCCATAGTGGGACCTGCAGCAGTCCACATTTCATCTAAATTTTCTATGTGTGCTGCTTCATCAATAATGAGCAAAGAAAGAGCTTCTGAACGACCAATGTCGAGTGCTTTTGAGCCTGCTTTTATTTCAGAACCATTTGTAAGAGAAAAAGTTTGTTTGTTATCATCTTTTACTTTCGCAAGTTGTTGAAAAAAATCTGGCAAATTTTTAATAATAGATTTTACTTTTCGAAGAAGATTTACCGCAACCTTAAGTTGAATACCAATAACCATAATACTTTTTTCACGATGAAAAAGCATTAACCATGCGCAATAAGCAGAGGTAAGGGTTGATGCGCCGAGCTGTCGACCTTTATTGATGATATTAAAATGATAATCATTAAAATCTTGCAATAATTGTTTTTGGAAATCCCATGTTTTAAATGATATTAAGCCATGAACTTTGTGAGTAATTTTTGCATAAGTATCAATAAAATATGCAGGATCTTTACCACATTTAACTATTTCTTTGAGAATATCTTGTTTCGTAAGTAATTGTGACATTCAAGGTAACCAGCTCCTTACGACATTTCTTCTTCTTTTTGCATATGTCCTAGTAAAATTTTAGCAACTTTATCAGGCATATCATTTGTATTATAGTAATAATGCATCACATTGACTCTTCCGCTTAGTCCACCTGGTGGTTCTATTTTCATAAAATCTTCAAATGACAAACCAGGCATTTGTTGCTTGACTAATTCATAAGTTTGTTTTAAAAATTCTTCTCTTTTTGGTCTAACAAGTTTTGTTTCTTCTACTGGCAGCTGCTCATCTTCCATTATCCCAGAAAGTTTTGGCTCTTGTTGTGAAGTTTGAGCGTCAGGAACTCCTGGTTCATCGGACATAGTTGGTTCCATATTTAATTGTTGCAACACTTCTTTACTTGTTTTTGTTTGATCGATGGTCCTGCCCTTTTTCATCCAATGAGTTGCAGTTTCAACAGCATCTTCAATATTGGAAGCATTTATTACAGTTGCAGGAGCAGCTGCTCCTTTACTCTGGATTACGACACTAAATCGCATAGGCGCAGAAGCTGGATCAGATTTATTCGACGTGGATTGTTGTTGTGATGGCTCTGTTGTTGCGCTGGGTGCGTCTGTGGTCGAAGAAAGCGATGCTGGTTTTATAAATGATGGAAATCCTTCGTTCAAAGAATAGTATCTCGTAACCTCCTCGGCTATGATTCTTTTGATATCGGAACCTTTGAACTTATATTTCATTATTATTTTTCCTTATTATAAGATGCCCATGCTACTGCCCATGGATTGCTTTCTTTTGTTTTACCAGATGAGTCTTTATATGTTTTTGGGAGTTCTTTTTTCAAAGCCTTTACTTGTTTTTCGTGTCCTGGAGGGGTTACTTCTTGAATATTTTTTGTTCCTGTAACTGTCGGGTCCTCACTGCCAATATCAACAGTATCTGATGAAATATTCATCCCATCCATCCAATCTTTAATGTCCTGAAATACTTTATTCGTCATAAAAATAATCAATTCATCATGATTACGATCAATGCCGGTAATCATAACGCCATCTTTTTCTTTTTGAATGTCCAGTAGTCTTGATATTGTGGTTATGCCTTGTTTTTCTTCAGCAATAACGTTTTCTACTTCTTCTCTGATTAAATCTTTTAAAGTCTTTTTCATTACTTTTTAAGTCCTTCATGACCACCAAGTTCTAACCATTTTTTGAATTTATCACTTATTGTATGTTCACTTTTTTCTTCTTGAATGCCTTCAATTTCATAGACACAATGAGCAGTTACCCAACTACGAACTCTATTCATATGTTCTACTCTGATGTGGGCTTCACCAATCTTTTTTAAGCCTAAAGTGGATTTGGTTATTCTTTTGTATTCTTTTTTTAGGAAGGAAACACAATCATCAATAGTCGATTCTATTTCTTTTTCAAATTTTGTTTCATATACCTCTTTAAAGGTAATTTCACTTTGATAAAAGACTTTCAATTTATTGCCATGGATGTTGGCTCCAAAACCATCAATCATTCTACGATCATGAATTGTGACTGGTTTTTCTCTGCGAAGTCCAATTTTTTGAATTTCACCTTTGCCATCATCTTCTCGAGCCCCGTCGTGCTTATTAGCTAGTGCTTGCGAGATACCATTAACTATTTCAAGCGTTGTTGCCATTTATCCTCTCTCCCTTCCACGTGCATTATATAGCACTTAAAACAACATTGAAACTTGTTCATATACAAGTCATCCCTTCTATCGAAGGAATAAATTTTGCAAGATACACAGTTTCTATTGTTTTCGTCTCTTATAAGTAGTTTAGATGGCAACAAAACTCCATTGATATTCTCCATGTGATCATCCGGAGGCTTATTTTTATACAACTCTTTTAATTGTTGTAAATATTCTTTTTCTTGAGTCTGTTACAACTATTCTGTAAAATGGTTTTTTGTTTCTTCCCATTCTTGTTAATCTAATTACTGTCATGTTTTCTTTC